CGCTGAGGTCAACGGCTGTGCCCACAGGCATCATGGGAACGGTTAGCCCGGCTCCGATGAACATCTCATGGGTGTCGGTGCAGAAAAACGGTCTGCCGATTTCAAAACTGTTGGGAGGTTTGGGAAGGTTGGCGAACGTGTTGCGGGCGATGCGAATTTTTGCTTCTTGCGACATAGGAGTCCCCCTCCAGCCGTGTGCCCAGTCCGTCCGAGCGGCTTCTACCTATGGCTGGGAAGTTCAATTAGGGGTTGTCGAATTGCGGCTGTCCGGTGTCGTCAATGTCAAGCTGAACTTCCGGGATCGGCGTGACGATGGGGATTCCTGTCTGGTCGAACGCAAATTCGTAATCCAGCACGCAACGAAACACATAGCCGCCCTTGCCCTCTTCCAGCGGCGAATCCAGTTCCATCTTCAAAATCGTGCTGTAGACGACCGTGCCTTCAGCCAGCGTTCCGCTGTAATCGTTGAGCAGGGATTTCATAGCATCCTTGAGGCGGTGCGAATCCAAATAGTTCTTGGCGAATGCATCGAATTGCCACCGCTGGTACATCAGGTCACTTGTGCCCGTGTTGGCGACGATGGGCGTGGTGGTGACTGCGCTCATCCTGACAGCAGGCAGGGTATAGTTTTTCCGCAAGCTCCCGTGATGGATAGAGCCGCCGACTAGGACGGTGATTGACGGCGTAATCGTGAATAGATTGAACAGCCCCTCTGCCAGCATCAGGTCACGTCCTTCAGCCCATCTCGAATTTCATCAGCCATCGCCTGCACAGCCTCTTGACCCCTTGCTGAAAACGCGGGTCTCAGCCACGGGCGGGCTGGTTCGCCGGGGTGCATGTACGGCTTGGTGCCCTTCGGGGACGATTCTTCATGTGGCGCTGTGCCAAGCTCAGAAAATTTCCCCCAGAAAGCCGCATCCGTGGGACCGACGTGCGCCTCTGCTGTCAGGTCGTTGTGCACGATCAAATCAATGCCAATGTGCGTGGTCAGAGTCCCGGACTTTCTCGGCGCACGGACGCCAGCTTCCTGCTGAATGATTTCTGCTCCGCTCTGCAAGGCTGGGCGGATGACCCGCTTTGCCAACTTGGTTGGCAGCGCATCCAGCTTCTCTCGAAGCTCAGCCAGCCCCGACATTTTGTAGGAAAATCCCATCAGATTGTCTCGTCCACCTGACTGCAGACCATCACCAATTCCACGCCCCGCCCATCGGGGTCGCCCATGTTGTCGATAGAAAAAGTATCGGCAGAAATCTGGAGCAACATGGATTCGTTCACATCCGTGCGATGGCGGATCGTCACCAAATAATTCGTCTTCTGCAAAATTTGGTCGGATTTCAGGATGGCAGCGCCCCTGACGCTTTGCATGGCTTTCACATTCGCCCATGTGGTCGCGAACACAGTTAGCCCCGCGATGTTGCCGTAATTATCCACGTCGCCACCCGACAGGAAGCTGACTTGGACGTTGTAGTCTGTAGCGGATTTTCTGCGCACTCCTGACGGAGTTTTTGGCAGGCTCATCTTGGAATCCTCATCATCTTGAACGGACCCAAGAGGCTGGACAGGGTCAGCAACACTTCTGAGGTCGGCTCGACGCCCACAGGCAGGCGGTTTTCGTACCACCAGTTCGCAAGGAATCGAATCGCTGTGCGCAGCCGGGGCGGGACATCAGAGGCATCGTCGCCATAGCCGCATGGATACTCGATTCGGATGCAATCCTGACGGCGGGAAATCATGTCGGGCCAAGCGGAGCCGACCAAGAGCGTGATCTTGTTGGCGAACACTTCGTAAGTAGTGGGGTCGAGCGTCTGCTCCACGCCGCTGTCATCGAAGTACGTGACCGTGAGGGCGTCAGGCGGCGAATCCAAGCTGCCGTCGATAACCGGGCGGCGAATTAATTCGATGGATTCCTTGGGCCACGTGCCGAACCACCAGAAAGGCGTCCAGTCATACGCATAGCCCAACTGGTAATTCAAAAGCTGGCGCGGGTCTTGCTGTCCGGGGAAAAAATCCAAGGTCAGGAGCCAACGCTGGCTGGTCGTGGCCACTGCCGCCATCTGCTCGATGTAATCCGTGGCCGACTCGATGTATTCGAGGATGAGCGCGTACTCCGGGGTGACAAGGGGCGGCGAACTGCTGTCGTACTGGGTAGGCACATCCCAGCGTCCGAAAGCCGCCAAATCTTCGGGCGTCAGTACCGGATTCGCTCTGGGAGTGACTAATTGCTCGAACATTTAGGCTCTCTTCCTCAGTTCCACACGCTTCCTTAAAATGTCGATGAGCGGGTCTGTTTTTTCCGGCTCAACGACATCAGGCTCCGCGACAACAGGAGCGACTTCAATTTCTGCCTTCAATTCCTCAGGTACATTCTTGAAAAAGCGGAGGTCGAAGCTGTTGCTGACTTTCGCCTGCTTCCCTGTGCCTGCCGAAGTGGCGAAGCCCAGATTGACCGCTTCCTTCGGGGTCATCCACGTTTCGTTCTTCATCAGTTCCAAAACCTTCGTCTTGCACAGTTTGGTGCTGCTGACATACACGTCGGCGGCGCTGCTGGTCACGGAGTCCAGCGTCTCCGCCATTTTGTTCATGTCCGCCGAGAATCCCAAACAAACAGCCATCGCCTCGTGAACCATCATCATCGAGCCGGGCTGCATGACCACGGTGTCGCCCACCATCGCAACGAGGCTGGCGGCGCTGGCAGCGAGGCCGTCAACCACGACGTTCACGAGCTTGCCCTGCGACTTGATGAGGTTGAAAATGCTCACGCCTTGAAACAAATCGCCGCCCGGCGAATTCAGGCGCAGCGTGATGCTGGCGTATGAGTTCGGTGCGGACTTGAGCGCGGCGCTTACATTGGCATCGGTGATGCCGTCGCCGAACATGTCAGCACCGATAGGACCGTAGAGCGACAACTCCAATGCCGTCGTCGCTGCATCCATCTTGAAAGTCACCGAGTATTTTTCCTTGTTAGTCATGGTTGGCTCCTATTACCAATTCGATTAGTGCGGTTCTCGCCTCTTCGTTGCAGGCGCGATTCGCGCAAAACTCTTCCGCCTGTTGCAGGGAGATGTTCAGCACCTCTGAAACAAACTTCGGCGTCACGCCGCCCTTGGATTCTTTTCGGATAACCCGGTCTGCAAGCGATGCGGCTATGGTTTCCAGCCGTGCCGCAGCTTTGCTGGGCTTCTTCTCCGGCACCACCACGGGGGCGGGCTTCGGAGGTTCGGGAGCAGTTTCAGTTGCGTCCTCTTCCTCCGGCTCCGGCGCTTTCTGCCCAGCCAAAAACATCTCGCCCGTTTCAGGATCAAAAACGCCGCTGTTGGCAGGGAAGAAAAGTTTGTCCCAGCCGTCCACGGTATCCATGTCCTCTTTGGTTCTGGCCTCGTTGCCCGTCAACTGCCCGCTTTGAATCTGAATCTGGTAGGTTTCCGCACGCTCTCGCAGCGATCCGCCCAGAACCACGTCACTGTTGTGCTTGGCGCTGAGCCGATTCCAATCTTTCTTGGGAATCAGGTCGCGGGTGATGCTTTGCTCGATGGCAGTGCAGTGCGGAAGCAAACTTGTGTTGTGGTAATCCTCAAGAAATGCGGAAGAGGCCGCATAGGTCGAATTCTTCTCGCCGAGCCCCAATTTCACTAGCAAAGGTGCCCCGCCCATCACACGCGCGATCTCTTCGGCGTTCCACTGTCGGGATTCGAGCAATTGGCTGTCGCGGGCGTTGTAACTCATGTTTTCCCACTTGAGGCCACCCGGCAGCAGGGTGAATTTGCCAGCGTTTTGGCTGCCAGCGAAATCTTTTTTCAACCTGTCCACAATGTTCTGTGCTTCCGGCTCCGTCAGCGGGGACTCTGCGGGCGCTGCGATGAAGCCGCCCATGCCCAGCCCGTTGGCAAAATTCCTGCCAGCCGTTTCTTCGGCGGCGATCAGTACCGACAGGGCCTCTTTGGCAAGGGCGATGATTGCGCTGCCTTCAAATCCGCCGCCGTCTATGTTGCAGTTCGTGGTGTGCCAGACTTCGTTTTGCTCGAACCTGCGCATCGTGCCTTGGCTGTCGGCATACATCCAGTACAAGTCCGGCTTGCCGGGCACGCTCAAGTCCCATTTCTGGGTCATGCGCCACGCATCAAGCGGGTTCAAGGCGAGAATGTCGCCCTTTTGGTTGACGATTTTCTGGCAAAAGCAATTTCCGGCCGTCAGCAACTGGGACGCAAGAAAAAACCGCATCTGAAAGCTGGTCTGCCACTGATTCGGGCAATCTTTCAACAGCGAATAGAGCGGTTCTTTGATAGCAGGCGTGGTGCGGATGCGACCGCCTGTGCTGGTGGTCTCACGCAGGATGAGCGGGTACTTTGCAATGTCGTTCGATAACATTCGGACGCATGACAAGAAGCTGGCGACCCGGATGGCCGTCATGCGGGTAACTGGCTTGCCAGCCGCAGTCGGGAACCCCATCAAGCTTTGGATAAAATCGGCGGACGGGTTCGCCAAGGTGGACGAGGCGTCGTTATAAAACACCGACTTGACGCGGTGCCAAAAAGTTGTGCTGGACATGTCTATCTAAAGGGCTGGAAAGCGGGATTTAATTCGATGTGACCATGAAAAACGAAGGCTTCGGCTTGTTGTCAGGGTTGATCGCCGAGGCCAACGCCATAATGGAGGAGGCGCAAAAGTCGATCTTCTCCCGCTTGCGGTCGCGGTCTGGCTTGATAAACCCGGTGGATTTCTGCGTATTCCAGCGGAGATTTGATACCTGCCAGCGGCTCACCGGGTTGGCGTCGTGCTGGAATTCCCGCCTCAGTATCTTGCGCTGCCATTCTTGGCACGGGCCGTTCATGCGCACGTGGCTCTGCGGAAAATCCACGAACTTGCCCATCGGGAATTTCGCTTCCTCCAGCATCCTTATTAGCTCGCTGCTCCACGAGGCGTCGTAATAAAGCTCCCGAAGGTCGAATTGCTTTGCGATTTCCACGATCTGGTCTGCGATGTAGCGGGGATCGGTGAGATTGCCGGGTGTGGCGACTAGGAATCCTTGCTGCTCCCAAATGTCGTATGGAACCTTGTCCCTGCGGACCCGACTGCTGATGTTTTCTTTCGGTATCCAATAGAATTCGAGGATGCGCCATTTCTCGGCGCTGCTGCGGGGCGGGAATTTGAGCACAAGGCTCGATGTATCGTTCTTCGGTGCCATGTCCAGACCGCCGAAACAGGTGCGCCCCCTCAACTCAATCATGCTTTCGGCGCGGAGCTTCACGGGGTCGGGATGCTTGGAAGGGGGCACGCGGGCGCATTTGTCCCAAGCTTCAATGGCAATGGCAGGATTTTCGGATTCACTGCTCCACCGATTGCAGGTGAAGCGAATGAAATCGCCCCGTGCAGAGGGCTTGGATTCGGTTTCGTCAAACTCCTTTTGCAGCACGCCTACATCGAACAGATAGCCCTCGCCCACTGGGCCGCAGGATGGATTTGCCTTGCGCCAATTCTGGGGGAGCTTGTAGTTGTCGGTTTCATCGATGGCGTAAATCAGCGGGAAGAATTCGTCATCCTCCACCACGCCATCCAGCAGCTTGCAAGCGAATTCATGTTCCGCCCATGCGGGAGTAGTGCCCCCGGCGCTGCTGCCAGCGGTGGTGATGCCTATAAGAAGCGGCTGCTTTCTGGTTTTGGAACCGTACTTCAGGATCGTCCACAGCCGGGTATCCTTGGCCAGATGCAATTCGTCAAGGATGGAAAAGGAACTGACCAAGCCTTCGGTCGTTCCAGTGTCGCGGGACAGCGGAGCCAATCGGCAGCCAGTGCCCTGCACATACAAAGCTAGGGGCGGCTCCCTGCCGGACTGCTGCACCAAGGCTTTCAGTTCCGGGTGTCTGTTGCGCAGGCTGACCGCTTCGCCAAACACTTGGCGGGCCTGTTTCATGGTGTTGGCGGCGCACCACATGCGCCCGCCTTCTTCGCCATCGGCTACGAGGGCGTAAATCAGAAGTGCGCTGGTGAGAAAGCTCTTGCCCGACTTTTTCCCTGTCTCCAGCAACGCCCTGCGAAATCGTCTGGTGCCATCTGCGTTTTTCCAGCCGAACAAAACGGAAATCCAGAATTGCTGCCAAGGAAGGAGAACAGTATTTGTGGAGCGGTCGGATGGGATGCAAAATTCTTGAATGAAATCGATGACCCGCTGCCCCGAGGTGGTGTCGAAGTGCAAGCCACGCTCGTGCCCATGCTCCAAGTCGTCAAGCTGGCGCTTGACGACCTTAATCAGCCATTGCCCAGCAATGACCGTTCCGTCCATCACCCCCTGCTGATAGGCAAGGATGATGGGATTCGCTTCGTGTGTGTTCATCTACCAAAGGAAATTGGTAGTTCAAAACGGAAAAGGGGCTGCCCCTACGGGCAACCCCACATTCCGCAAATTGTCGAGGCAAGCTCGCGCTTACCCCGTGATGGTCATCATCTGAACTGCTTCTTGGATTCTGCAACGCTGGTCGGTACGACGCCATCCGAGGATGATCGTTGCGCCGTTAACAGCCGCGACCTGATCCAGCACCTTCGCCCTCAGGGCGGGTCCGCCACGGTCGCCGATCACCCAGCCTGCGGCGAAGTCGCCGAACAGGAGAGCGCCGGAAACTGACGGCGATACCGCGTACACGGGCATCTGGGAGCTAAACGCTACCGGGAAGCCCAGCAAGCGGCAGTTGCCTTCGTTGTCATAAGTGATGTATTGCTGAAATTGGCTCGCTGCGATCTGCGCCTTGTACAGATTGACGATGGTGCTGCGATTTGCAAGGAAGGACGCATTGGCGTAGTAAGCCTGACGCAACGCAGCCGTTAAGTCGAGCACGGCGTTGATGCTGAGCGCGGCGGAGTTCGCGGTGGTTGCGCCATTCAAGTAGCCCAGCGCGATTCCCGTGCCGTTGCCATTGATGAAGGCGTTCTCTTCGTAGTTGTACATGCCCCGTGCAATGTCCGCAGTCACGAACGCTTCCAACGCACCCACGTCTTGCAGCAACTCCCACGTCACGCCCACCTGCACGCCAGCCATGTAGGCCGACAGCGTGGTTGTGCCGAAGGTCGGAGCGGTTCCGGCGAAAGGCACGTTGGATGTGCGGGATTCAGCCTTCGCAGCAGCCGTAGTCTTCGTTGCTTGGTAGGGCAGCTTCAAATCCATGTCGGTGCTGATGACCATCGAAAGCTTGCGTGCTGAAGCTTCGATGACCGCCAGAGCCGGAATGGCCGGATCGGTGCGGCTCGGCACCAAGTATCCGCCGTCCGTTGTTCCGCCTTCGCCAAGGTTGGCGTTGAGGATCGCCGGGTTCTTGAAATAATTCCAGAATGCCGACTTGTATTCTGCGCTGAAGTCTTTCTTGCTGGGCTTCGCGTCCACGAACACATCGGACGTGGGCAAGTTCACTTCGGACTTGCTCTTCGCGATTGCAGCCATGCGGGTCAGCGTCTTGTCGATGCTGTCAATTTCCGCTGTGGCGTTGCTAAATTGCTCTTCCTGAGATGCGGTTAGAGCGGTCTTGCTTTCCTGTGCCTGATTGAGCATCAGAGTTTGCTGATCCAATAATTCAGCCTTGCGTTTGTTCAAAATAGTGGAATCCATACGATCATCCGGTGAAACATGCGTGCCGCTCACTCGAAGGAATGACCACGGTCAGGCAACCAACCTGCGGGTTGGCTTCAAAGAAGACCTGCGTAGTTCAAAAACTTGCGCTTATTCACCGTGGCGGGTTTTCTGGAATCAAAAAGAAGCGTATGAAGAGGAGTCCTCGCAAGCGCATAATCAGGTTGGCGGACTTTAATCGTGGAGATGAATTTATGAGCGGCTAATTCTTCCTATTCCTGAGTTGTGAGAAAGGAAAACGAGATGGGGAACTGTAGGCTATGCGGTGAAAATGCTGGGTGGTTTAAAGATGTCCATGATACCTGTCTTGCGGCGGTTAACGCAGGTGTGACCGAAATCAAATCTGCGATAACTTCGGCTGTCGAACAAATTGCACAAGGCGGAACTCCGATCATAAAACCCGGCATTGAAAAAGTGATTGCCGACAAACGAATACCGAGGGAATCAGCCAATGCAGCCATCGTGGGGAGTTGGAGCGATTCTGTAAACGAAGTTTCGCTTCGTGAACCGTTGCCGGTTCAGAAACAGACTGCTTTAATAGCCTTATGTGAGCAATTCGGTTTTACTCAACGGGAGTTAAGTACGACCGATGGCTTCCGTTCTGCCGTCTTCAGCATGATGCTTTGGGCAATAATCAACGAAGTGAAGGAACTCTACACGAACGCCATGACTTCTCGTAATCCGTTCAATCTTGAGTCTGGAGACGTACCCATTGCATTCTTTGGTAGCGTTGCCTATTCACAGGAA